AGATTCTTCGTGTTATTTACTTTTACGATATTAAAAGTTTTCAACTATGGAATTGCAGACACACCACGTTAATGCTGAAATCGGAGACAAGTATGAAGCCGTCAACCACCCCCAAGTTTATCTCGATGATGTCGAGAGGCTTGAGAGATCGGTAGCTAATTCAGACAGTCCCTTCCTTCCTGTGCGTATCGCTGGCTTTCAGCTATGCGGTGCGCGCTATGGAATGGATTGTCTCCCCGAGTACCCGCAGCAACATTCTATCAATAGGTTGGACAGTGAAGCGCCGATGCACTTTCTCGCTAAGGGCGAGAAGCGCGAAGGTAGCGACGTTGTCATATTTGTTGATAAGTTTGCCTACAATTTCCGGGTCCACACCCGAGTAGTTCGATATCGCATGTCCGATCGCAACGGAGCTGTTGTTACCCTTTATCAGAATGGGGATGTTAATAGTGATGAATACCTTAATTGGTACTATCCGTTTAACCCCCTCACTATGAGATTCAACAGCGGGAGTATTCGTTCAGCAGCCCGCTACATTCGGATAATGCGTATGCTTATAGACATACATTATGAATGGACGAGCCGTGTCGAAGGAGATAAGTTTAATGTTGCGTTAATTCGTGACCTCATGCATCACAGCATGAAACTTATTGAAGTCGACAAGAAGGTCCGCGTTCCTTATGATATGACCCCCACCCTTAAGCAGGCCTTAGAGCGTAAGGCGAGAGTAGCAATGCCCTCCGCCTCCCGCGCTACCACAGGCTCTACAGTGTGGGATTTTGTGAATCAAAGCGACCCTAAGCAAGTTGTTGAGAGCAAGAAGTTCAATCTTGCCGAGACCGTTCACGGCCTTGGCATAATGTTCTTTTTTGCGTTTCTTTTCCTTCCCCCTTTTCTCAAAGTTACCCAATTTTGCGTTCAGCCAGGATCTGCCAGCAACATTTATTGCGCTACTATGCCGGATTTTGACAATTTTACCGCTGTCATTTTCTTTTACTTAGCATATATGGTTATCCTAATGATCGCCTTTCTGTTATTCTTTACAGCTTACCACTTAATTGTGGTTGCTGTTACGAGTTTAGCTCAAGGCGTGCGTTTTGTATTCGGATCCATCCAAAAGATGGTTATGAAGATTTACTATATATGCAGTTTCTTCTGGCATATAGATAGGGAATTTCACTTTCGTAGAACGCAACTTGCGGTCAACGAGCAGGCTCTTATTGAGATGGCTCGTACCGTTAAGCCGCAGCCTATAAAAGGCGCTGAGATCCCTGAAAAGATTTTGGGTTTAGTCCCAGATTTTACTACTAATGAAAAGATACCACTTTTTAATAGTTTCATTCGCAACACAATTGATGATATATGGACAAATGGAACGATTGGTTTCGCCGTAACTGACGATAGACAATCTGTTTCGTTTCTCGCCACGTATCATCAGTACGCCAATTTTAAAAAGATTGGTGGTGCTTGGACCGTTAAGGTTCGTGCTGGTAATCAAAATGGAAAATATTTTGATTTGGCGGAGTATGTTGATTTTAACATTACTTCTAAGCTGTTGCCGTCTTTTGATCAAGTCACTTTCCCCGTTAAGCCGGGTAAGCTCTCTACTTTGTTGAGCTTGCTCTGCATCAGGGAGACTGACCTCCCGTCGATAGCACCTGGAATGGTTAAGCGTTGGGGAGAGAGAGCATTTCATGCCAAACTCCGCGACGACAAAATTGTAATGAGCAACCCTGTGTTGTGTCAATACAATTACTCCAATCAAGGTGATGTCCAGAGGAGTGCAGGAACTGTGAAGTTCATGCATACTGGTGATACACAAGATGGCGATAGTGGCTCTTGGATTCTTCAAAGAGGCCCCAATCGTAAATATATCATTATTGGTATTCATGCAGCGGGTGGAGCTACTCCACCAAACAAGGATTTAAATATTGCCTACTCTCTGTTCTTTATGAGAGCGCGCAATTTTCACAAATCACTCGAGCAAGCCTCTAAACTCCCGGAGACGGAAGTCAAAGAGGCGAGGCCTGAGTATGTTAAATGGATACGGGATGAATATAATTTTTATATCTCTCGTTATGAGTGGAATCTCATGAGCAAAGAGGAGAAGAGAGAATTTATGGCCGAACTCGAAATGAATGAAGAAGATTCGGATGACTTGTTCATTCCGAATCAATATTCTGACGAAGACGAGGGAGGCTGGAAAGGAAGGCATCAGGGGCACGTATTGGAAACGAAACCAAAAGTTTTATTACCACCCGTTCTTGATGTCACCCGATTCCCTGCTCCATCGCAGTTACCCGCTGACGTCGCCAAGACATTGCAAAGAGGAAAGAAGAAGGTAGGAAACACCCGCAAGCCTATCCCCGTGGCCCAAAAGCCTAAGGAGAAGGAGGAGGTTGAACCAAGTTTGGTTTCAACAAACTCGTCGCCGGCGGGAGACCGGCCTTCAGTAATTTCCAACTCGCCCAAGCGAGAGACATTAGAACCACAGATCAAAGAATTAGATTTGCTGACTATGGCTCAACAACTCTCGCAAATGGGCTTGTCTATCAGTGCATTGGCGTCGCAAACACCTCCAGAGGTGCCACCAAGCAACGCAAAGAAACGCAGAAACTCCAAGAAGCAAAAGAAGGCATTAGCCTCCCAGGCTTCGAGCGGGAGTGCGAGCTCATTAGAGACTCTTTGCGCAAGCTTGTCAACCCTCCAAAGGGAGCTAGCGTTATTGAAGCGAGTATCTGCAACCAAGCAGCTCGTGCAGTCAGAGGCGGAAAACGCCCAGACTGCTTCCAAGAAGTAGTCGATCGGCTTGCTGCCGATCTTGGGGAGGTTATTATAGAATTTGACCCCACTGATGAGAAGTCAGTTAAAAAACAATTCTTGGACGTTTTGAATAGCAACAAAATAAACATGAATGCTACCCCTGGTTATCCACTTAATTTACGTTATGTGTCGAATCACGACGCCCTCCATCCATCAGAAGTCTGGTACGTTATTGCACTAGTTCTCGATTGTATTAATAAGATTAATCTCTTCACTTTAGAAGAGCTCGAGAAAATGTCAGATGAGGATCTTATAGACCTTAATCTTATACAGGCGATTGCTACAATGATAAAGCAAGAGCCCCATAAGGTTTCTAAGATAGAGGAGGGACGACCTAGGATAGTCTTCATGGTTAGTTTGATTTACCAAATAATTCAAAGGATGCTTTACTCCCCGGCCCTCGACTCTCAAATAGAGCGTTGGGCTGAGTTGCCAATCAAAGTTGGCATAGGATTTGATCCTGAGCATAAAGCACTTTTGGATAGTTACGTAAATCAGACTTTCCCTTTTGCTCGCCGAAGTAGCGACGTCCGTGCCTACGATCTTAGTAGACAACGTTGGATGACGGAGTTGAACGACGCAGTGCACAAAAAGACCATAAAGGCCCCAAAGCCTTACTATGATTTTGTAGACAAATTTGAGTATTTATCCACCAGACAAGTTTTTGTTGTTTCCAATGGAAAACTTGTTAGGCTCATTGACCCAGATACTTTAACAACCCACCACATACAACCATCTGGCGAATTGAGGACGTTACATCGTAATTCCACAGTTCGTGTAGCCGTTTCTTACGCCTACCAGATGGAACACGGAGAACCTGATCCTCGTGCAATGGCTGTGGGGGATGACTGTATCGAGAAGTTGGTAGGTACTCAGAAAGAGTTCGAAGATTGGCATCTTGAAGCCGGATTCGTTATGACCGACACTATAGATACTGAAATTGATCAGCCTTACTCGTTTTGTTCACATCTCATATCAGAGGATGGCGCGGTTCTTGAAAGCTGGCCTAAGATGTTATTTAACTTCCTTCAACAAAATAAGAAGGATTTTAACGACGTCGAATGTCAGACCATCCGGCAGGATTTTCTGAATAACATGCAGGGTAATTTCCCTCCAAAATTTTCAGAAGAACTAGCTGCGTGGGCTGGCTGGCCCCTTCAGGAACCCGTGTCTTGGGTTGGTCGGGACCCAAAGAATAATATCGAAGGATTTGAATTACATTGCGTTATGTCACAAGCACCGAAAGGAAAGAAAGTTGATAAACTTCCACCAATTGTGGATAGGAAGAAGAAGGCTAAGGCTAAGAAAGGTAAGCTAGTTTTTGAAATTAGCAGAGCTGAACAAGCTCAGCTAAGAGCGAAATCTTTGGCGAAACCTGCCGCCACCCAGGTTACTCATCCCAGCATGTCTGCTGCGGCTTCTGTAACTTTGGCGGCTACACCAAAGCCAACTACTTCCAATCTTTCCGTCAGCCTTGAGAAGGCCAATCGGCAAGAAAAAGTTGCCCTTGGTAACCCGAACAAGGTGGGTGCGAATATAAACAGACTCAACAGTGTTAAAAATATTCAACCTAAGAATGAGCACGCAGGTGAGGATGCAAGGCAGTCAAAAGCCATGAATTCTATCATGAAAGCGTGTGATCCCAAATGTTGCCTCAGTCCAGATGCGCAGCGCTACTGTGCGTTGCTTGACAGACCTTTTGATGCTGCTTGGGGAGACGAGGGTGAACTTCCAGTTCGCCCCCTCGTTTACGAGGAGACCGTCCCTCCAACGGCGACTGAAGTTTGTCGTCAGTTTGGACAGACCACCATAACCATCCCACCCGGTCGCCGAGCTGATGTTTTTGGTTGTGTTGGCGCTGGAAACCAGCAGAATACCTATTTCCCAACAGTCGGGTCGAATATACGACCTGACGGCGATGTTACTGGTGTTGCTTGTGTGAACTTGTTCACAATCAACGCCTCCAATGCCTACGTTTACAGCACCGTTCTTGGTGCTCCTAATGATGGCAATGCTATCGCCGCCACCGCTGTCACACCCGGACAACAACTTGGTGCCGGTTCCTTTGGATTTTGGAATACCCTTGCAATTTCGAGTACCCCCCCGACCGTTAATACCGATCTCGGGAATATCTTGGAATGGGGTTCTCCAGCTCCATTTGGAAACATGGCACAAGGTGACTCTGGCCAATACAAGTATCGCGCCATCGCTGGAGGTCTTATGATTACTCCAGTCGATGCTGAGCTTTCTGTTGGCGGATCCTACGATTGTGAGGTGATACCAAATGCTACCAATGACCCATTTGTCAACGGATTACCAGGCGGGAACCCTTATGGGGGGTCCAGCACGATTTCCGACATTTGGGCCCTTCCAGACCATAAAATTGTCAGAGGTGACAATATGTTCCAAGTCAATTGGCTTCCCAGCCGATTGGACTATGGGTTCAAGCGAACTCAACCCTCTGCGTGTGTTCTCGTGGGGGGCAACAAATCAGTAGGACTCTATAACGAAAATGTCAGTAATGCCATTGGTAATAGTCCTGCTACGGCAGTTGCACCCCTGACCACAGACGTTAACATAGCGCAACTCAATGTTGCGCGAAATGCTCGCGTCGTCGCAACCATCACCCCCCCTCAAGATGGGAACAACCATAGCTATGTCCTTAGTTATGTTTCTTTTTATGAGGTCGCTGGTGCTTGCGTTCAGCAGACCGCTACAGTTCCACGTCCCCAGCCCTCCTTGGGAGCCAAGGTTGCTACTGCAGTTCAGAATGATCTGCAGCAAGAAGTCGAAGACCGTAAGGCCCAAGTTTCTAAGGGAGCTGCTTTTGAGGTTATGAAAGATCATCCTCAAATTGGTCCAATGATTGAGAAGTCTAAGAACCTTGGCGATGCGAAGAGTACACTCACCGAAATTCTTGATTTTGGTAAGAGTATCCTTCCGATAGCTGAGGCTCTTATTCTTTGATTTTGGAACACTTTAGGCTAGACCACAGATAGAAGTATTTGTGGAAAATGGTACAAACTACTACCATTGCCGTATCGAGCAGAAACTAAACACATTCTAATGACACTAATAAATGATAGGGTTGCAAGCGTTCTTGAACGCTTGCGACCAGATGAATTTAGAATGGTACTAAAAATAAAC